TGGATCTTTTAGACAGAGGCGTCCCCAAGGAAAAGATTGAGCTATGGCACCACGACATTGACGGTGGGCACCCTACCCGCCGCATGGATTGGCCCGTCACCCGGCCATATGTCCGGGCAGTTGCCGAGCACCTGGGCATCACCCTCCGGGTGTCCTGGCGTATCAATGGCTTTTGGGGAGAGGTATACCGGGTTGGTGCGAGTTGGCCCATTCGCTATACTGACGGTCAAGAAATAAGGGAGTGCAAGCAGTCACCTAAACAAATACGCTCCGCAGAGCTCCGGGAGAAAATCCTGGATGATAGAGACCGACAGGAGTTGGAGGGTATGGGTCACCGCATGAAATTCCCCGCCAAAAGCGGTGACCTGGCCACCCGTTGGTGCAGTTCCATTCTCAAAATAGCAGTTGCGGACAGCGTTATCCGCAATATGGATAAGCTCAATGCGATTGACGGGTTGGCCCAAGATGCCAAAATACTTGTCATTTCCGGGGAACGCCGCCAAGAGAGCGCCGGGCGCTCCAAGTACAATGAAATGGAAACACACCGCACCAACGCCACCGCAAAGGCCCATCGGTTGGTCCACCAATGGCGCAGCGTCATTGACTGGGATGAGGCTCAAGTTTGGGGGGAAATCAAGGCCCACCATATTGCACCCCATCCGTGCTATGCAGCCGGGTGGAATAGATGTTCCTGCGCTATGTGCATTTTCGGTCTCCCTAAGCATTGGGCCGGCCTCCGGGAGCTGTTACCCGACTGGGTGGCCGAGGTGGAGGAGGATGAGCGGATCCTGGGGTTTACTTTGGACAGACAAAAGACCCTGTCGGAGTATATCGGAGACGCAAAAAGCTGTGTATGCCATGACAACCCTAAAGCCCTGCACCAGCTCATTACCGGAGAATTTCGCCTTGATGATGTTTACTCCGAATATTGGGCTCTCCCATCTGGGGCTTTTCAAGGCGCGGGGGGCGGCCCATGTTAAAAGGAATTTTCAATTACTGCCCCAATGCGTACCAATGTATGAAGGGCAAAAGCTGCGCCATCAAGCACATCTGCCATATGCCGCGCCCGGAGAAAAAGAAGGAGGTGAGCACCCGTGCCAAAGACAATGGCCATTGATATTGAGACCTTTTCCAGCGCGGACCTGCTGGCCTGCGGTGTCCGCCCGTACACCGAGGCGGAGGACTTTGAAATCCTCCTCATTTCCTACAAGGTGGACAACGAACCCACCAAGCTGCTGGACCTGGCCAGTGGGGACATTACCGGGGGCACCGAGTTCATGGCCCTGCTGACTGACCCCGCCGTGCTGAAAACGGCATACAACGCCGCCTTTGAGCGCACCTGTTTGGCCCGGTGGTTTCAGACGCCTATGCCCCCGGAGCAATGGAGCTGCACCATGGTGCTGGCCGCCAACCTGGGCCTGCCCGGCACCCTGGCTGCGGCCGGCGCTGCGCTGGGTCTGGACAAGCAGAAGATGACCGAGGGCAAGGAGCTCATTGCGTACTTTTGCAAGCCCTGCAAGCCCACCAAGGCCAACGGCGGGCGCACCCGCAACCGCCCAGCCGATGCCCCGGAAAAGTGGGAGCTTTTCAAAAAGTACAATATCCGCGATGTGGATGTGGAGGTGGACATCCGGCAACGGCTGTCTGG